CGCGTTCGCGCCGGACCCCTGGTAGTCGTACATGGGAATCATCGGCCAGCCCCAGAGGCCATAGCCGCGCCGCCCGCGGTGGCGGACCCGCCGAATCTTCTTCGCTTGGCCCGCGTTACGGTTTGAGGCCTCGGCCTTGATGCGCGCTTCCATCTCGGCCAGCGCGATGTCGAGACGGGCGCATAGCTCGTAATTTTCGTCGCGCTCCGCCACCCTACGCGCAGCCCAGTCAACGGCGTAGACCTCCCAACCGTTGCCGCCGTCGAGCGTGTCGCCCACGTTTACGAGCGTCGTCGGCGTCGGGTAGTACCAGAGCCGAATCGGCATCGGCGACGATGGGGGCGGCTGGTAGTCGTTGCGCTGCTCGAACTCGTAGCGCTGGCACGGCTGCCACATCGCAGGCGCCTGGATCGCCTGCGCGTCGACGCCTCGAACCTTGTACATGTCCGTCGGAAGCAGGTTCGTCCCGGCGGGCACGCCCGTGGCGGCCGTCGTGTAGAACGTGTCTTGTCCGCCGACGGTCGAAAACGTGACGGTCGTGACGTAGTGATTCTCGCCGGTCTCGCAGAGAAGGCCGTACACGCGGGCCCATCCAAGATTGATGAGCTCCGTGATGTCCGAAAGCGGGAAGGCCGCCGTGAAATTCACGACGTCCGCCCGCTTCTGAACTTGGTTCTGGAGATCGTCGAGCCGCACGAGACGCATGGGTCATCCCTCGTCGCCGTCTGGCTCTCCCGCGTATTCGTCGGTGCAGGCCTGGTGCGCCAGGCGCAGCGCCGCCTCGACGGCCGTCACGTCGTTGGAGTGAACGGCCTTGAGCAGCATCGCGGCGGCGTCGGCCACGGAGGGACCCTTAGGCTCCTCCGCGGCCTTCGCCTTGCCGCCGAACACCATCCCGAGGCTCACGGCTGAGACGTCCTCGCCGCCCAGATTTCGGCAACGAGCTCCTCGCCGTTGGCCAGGTCCACGGCCACGCCGTTCGCGTGGTACGTGATGTTGGCCGTAAACGTGTAGTTGGCCGCGGCCGGAGGGGTCACGCGTACGTTTTTGTCTGCGCTACCTGACTCTACCCAAAAGCCGTAGCTCTGGACGACTCCAAGCGGGGTGTCGAGCAACTGAATGGAGAGAGTGCCGACGCCGCTGCGCGTGATCGTGCATCGGCTGGCAGCGGCGTCTTTGACATTGGCCACTGGCGTAGGCACCGATGCGCCCGCTCCAGCGAATCGCAACGCGATGAGCGTTGGCTGATTGAAGTGTGTCCCAACAGGTCGCTCGTCGTACATGGCGCCCTCACTTTCCGACGTTCACGGCATGGGACCAGAATGCCGGCGCAAGCACCTCCATCTCGCCGCGGCCCGTGATGCGGACCTCGAGCGAATCGTCGTTGTAGACGCGCAGGTACTCCATGGTGTCGTCGGCCAGGATGTGCGGGAAGGGACCGAGCGTCGCGAGACCGACGGTGTCCCACTGCCCGACCCAGCAGTCTCCGCGCGGCACGTTGATCGAGCTCATGACGACGGCGCGTTGGCCGTCGAACTCGATCTCGATTCCGTCGTACCCGACCTCGCCGAGGAGCTCCGCGGCGCCGTCGCCGTACTGCCCCTTGCGCGTGTCGTCCGAGGCCTCGGCGGAGCGCGAGACCGTCTTCATGTAGATGCTCTTGCCCTCGAGCTCTTTCACGAGGGTGGCGCGGTCGCGCGGGTGCATCCACACCGTGTCGATGTCCTCGGCCTGCTCGACGTCGACGCGCGCCATGGCCTCGATGACCATCTCGCGCAGCGTCATGCCGGTAGCGTCGAACCACTGCCCCGCGAGGCGCACGGGGTCGGGGAACCTGTTGAGGCCCAGGAACGAATCGTTGTTCGCGATGTTCGCGGACGGGACCCACGCATTCATGCCGTGGAACACCGCGTTGTTGTCGCCCTCGCGGAGCAGGAAGTCTCCCGTGGCGGCCGCTGCGATGTACGAGTTGAGCGCGTTGGTGAAGTAGAGCAGCGAATTGAGGCGGTCGATTGCCGTGATAACCGCATTCGCGCCGCTGTTTCGCAGCGTCCCGCCGTCGGTCGCGGCGAGCTGAATCGTCATCCCAACAGCGAAGTTGGTGATGTCCGAAGCTCGCGTGAGGCCGATGACGTTCGTCTGAACGTTCGAGGAGCTCGAGATCGCGCCTCGCGACCCCGTCCCGTTGCGGAAGAACATCGTCCCCCACTGCCGGCGAATCGTCAGCAGGGCCCCGTCCATCTCGCGCGTCCAGAGCATGACGAGCGCGCCGTCGTCGTCCTCCGCGGCCTTGAGCGCCTCGCCAGAGACTCGCGCAACGACGTAGTCGTTGAATCGTGCGAGCTGGAAACGCTTGTAGACGCCCGGAGCGAGATGGCTCTGGGCGAGCGGAACCGTGACGCCGCCACCCTGCGGGGTCTCGATTTGCGCGGCGATGTACTTGTAATCGCCCTTGAACGCCTCGTCCTTACGGCACGTGGCGATTTCGGGGTTCTTCTTGTAGGCGATCCAATAGACCTTGTCTTGCGTGTACTGGGACTTCAGGATCGCGCCTGAAGTCGACGTTGTGGCTGCCATGGCGCCCCTCCGGGGGCGCGCCCACTACGTCAGTGCTTGGCGGCTGCCGCTGCGGCCTTCCGTTCGCGAACCTCGCGCGCAGCCTGAATGGCGCGCTCGGTATCGAGCTTCCGGCGCTGCGCCTCCGTGAGTTTCCCGGCTCGCGGTGGCTCGGCATCGCTCCGCACGGGCGGAGTGGACGCGGACGACGTTGCGGGTCCGGGAGGTGGCGTGGCCGGAGGCTGCGGAGCGCTTGGCGCGGCCGGGGAGCCGCGAAGGCCTGCATAGAGGCCTAGTTCTTCTTCAATTCTGTCGAGGTATTCGGCGTTTGTCAACGTGGGGTCCTGCTGCGCGAACGCCAGGCCCATGCGCCGCAGACGCTGCGGGTCCTTCGCGGCAAGCGCCGAGGTGAGAGGATGCGACGTCGCCGCGTCCTTCGCCTCGCGCTCGAATCGCTGCAGCTCGCTCTCATGATGGGCTCTCGCCTGCTCGAGTTGGCGCTCCCTGGCGATCTGCGCAAGCTGCTGCTGCAGCGCAGCGTTTTGCTGCTTGAGCTGAGCGGCTTCGGTCTCCCACGTGGGCGGCTTGGGCTCGGGCTCGAATTGCTTTAGGAGCCCGGACTGCATCGACTGGAACTCGGCCTGCTGCCGCCTGAAGTTCTCCATGTCGACCTGCATCTGCCGCTGCTGCGCGGCGAGGGCCCGCTCGCGCGCTCGGAGCCGAGCGTCGAATGCGGCTTGCTCCGGCGTTAGCTTCGGCTCGGGGGGCTTCGGGGGCTCGGGGGCGGCAGGCGTCGCGGGCGCGGCCGGCGGCTCGGCGCTGGACGGCGCCGCGGGAGTCGTGGGCGCCGCAACCGCCGCAGGCTTCTCCACCGGCGCCGGCGTGGGGCTCGGCGTGGGCGTCGGTGGCGTCGCGGGAGTCGATGGCGCCGAAGCGGGGGCCTTCGCGGCGATGGCGGTCTTTGCGGACTGGAACTTCGAGTGGTCCATGAGGTCCTCAGGCTGCGAGCGTGGCCGGCGGAGCCGCCGGAACGTTGAGGGGCCCGGGCGGGACGCCCGGGAGCTGCGGGGGCGGTGCGCCCGGGGCCGCGGCGGGCGCGGGTGCGCCGTTGGCATTCGCGGCGGGCGGAGCGTTCTGTCGATCGATGATGGCCTTACAGAGGTCGATGAACTCCTGCAGGAGCCGAACGTTGGCCTCGGGCGCGTTGTCGAGCTGCGCGCGGACCTTCGCGTACTGCATGCGCTGCGAGAGCTGCAGCACGGGCCAGTCGGGCTCCGGAGCCACGAACACGTCGGGCGAGTCCGGGTTCTTCGCGTCGAGGAACCGCGTGACGAGCTTTTCGCAGAGCTCGCGCGGAGCGTTTTGCAGGCTGTCCTCGCCTTCGAGATCGGGGAACTCGAGCAGCTCGCGGAACTCCTCGGGGCCGATGATCTTCGCGTTGAAGAGCTCTTGTAGCTGCGCGAGACGCTGCGCCGGCGCTTTCGACAGCCGGCTCTCGGGGAACACCGTGAGCCAGAACTTGTCTCGGCCTGGGTCGACGTCTCGGAAGCGCACGACCTCGACGTACGTCTTGCCGCGGTACGCGGATTCGTAATCCGGCCGCACCTTCGCGACCTCGCGCGCCTCGTCGATCATGAGCGACGCGATATCGAGGTGCCAGGCCTCGGCGTTGCTCGACGCCTCGTAGAGTCGCCCCCCCTGCACGTCGTCCCACGCGCGAATGCTCGCTCCGCTGCCGCTGAGGCCCTCAGGGAGCTGGCTCTGCGCCGACTGCTGATTGAGGCCGATTTGCTCAAAGCCCGATTGCCACTGGTAGGCGATCTGCTGGTAGACCTCGACGGGCATAACCTGCGGCGTGTAGACCACCGGCGGACGCTCCCCCGTGTACTCCGTAATCGAGTCCACGTCGTCGTCCCACTGGCTCGACTCCATGGAGCCGGCCGCCGCGATGACGCGCGGATGGCCGTAAATCTTGATGCAGTCCTCGATGTCCTGCAACGTCGTATTGATGAAGGTCTGACGGCCGCGTAGCTCGTGCGGGATGCTCACGCCCCAGAGGCCGAGCGTCGCGTCCGAGCGGTACAGGCGAGCGATCGGAAACCGCATGCGGTCCCATCGCTCTTCGAGGAAGGTCTTGCCCTCGACGCCGACCCAATGCAGGCCGTCGGTCGCACCTGGATACGTCGGGAGTCGCCAGATTTCCGAGACGCACACGAGGTCTGAGACCGTGTTGATCGCGAGGTCGAAGCTGGACACCACGGGGCCCGTGCGCGGCGCGTACCGCATAATGTGTTCGCGCGAGTCGGGATAGAGCTCGGCGAGCTCGGCGCGGTCGTAGTACCCGACGTGAGCGAGCGTTCGGAGACGCGAGGGCTGCTGCGCCTCGGCGTCGTCCGCGACCATCTCCCATGGCAGAATGCGCCGCACGCCCACGTCCGTGATGCGCTTGATCGCGGGCCACCGACGCTCGACCTTCGCGAGACCGAGGCCGAACACGGCGCTGTCGCGCGTACATGGCGTCGAGACCTGGCGATAGAGGTCGAGCTCCTGCGCCTTGCCCTCCCACCATCGGGTCAGGCCCTTCGCCCGCTGTTTCAGCGTCCAGTCGCCATCCGACGTGAGGGCCCGCGGCTTGGGCTTGCTGCGCGAGACCTGGCTCACGTACGCGTCGGTCACAGCTCGCACGAGGTTCATACGCAGTCGCGCGGTGCCGAGGTCATAGACCGCGTACTGATATGGCCCGAGGCCCATCGTTTCGATGTCCTCGTACATGTGCGCGTTGAACAAGCACACGCGGCGCCGGAGCTCGTGACGCGTGAGCACGCGCTGCAACCATCGCATGGCTGCATCCGCCCGCGTGCGGTCCCCCGCAAACTTCGGGAGCCACCATTGCGCGCCGTCGTCGCGCCCATTTTTCGGGCTCGCCGCCGGAATCTGCCCGCGGCGCCCGGCCATCAGAGAGCGCCCCGCATGGCGATTAGGGCCTCGTCGCTCTTGACATGCCCGAACGTCTCGCGCGAGCGACGGCGCAACTCCTCCATCTCCTCGTCGCTCGGCCGCTCACCGTCCTTGAGCGGCTGCGTGGGCTTCGCCACGTAGGGCTCGACGACGGCCGGGTCACGGCGCTCGGCGGGCGAGGGCACGCGGCCACCGATGACGATACGCACGCTGCCGGCCTGGATCATCGTCGGCACGACGCGGTGCTGCTCGCAGAGCGCGAGCAGTTGATGGACCGCCTCGACGTCGCCAGAGTCCGGCACGACTGTCAGGATATGTCAGGATTTGCGGCGACGCAAACCGTCCCCCATGGCGCGCGGCATGCGCTGCTGCCGCAGGCCCAACGCGCTCGGTTTGTCCTGCCCGAAGCGCCGCCGCTGCTCACGCTCGATCTGCGCCTCCAGGATGGCCTCAGGCGTCGAGGGGACCGCCCGGGGGCCCGGGCAGTGCTCCGATACGGCGATGGCGACGGGCATAGCGTAGTCCGTGTGCCTCCCGTCGGGCGTGTTGGGCAGGTGGATGCCCTGGCCGGTCGGCGTGATGCGCCGCCGGACGGCGAGCAGGTCACTCCGTAGGAACTTGTCCGTCGGCACCTCGACGCGCGAGAGCGCCATCTCACGGGCGAGCTCGTCGAAGAGCTCGAGCTTGAGCCCTGCCGTGATGGTGTGCTCGATGAGCACAAGGCGATGCTCCTCGGGCATCTGTCGCGCGACCGTCGCCAGCGTGTCTCCCGCCCATTGGTCCGTGTGGACGCGGCGTAGCCCGTAGGGCCGCACGATCGCGGCGATCTCCGCCAGCACCACGTCGGGCTTGAGGGGCGACGCGCGCGAGCCCCTCCATTCGCGCGCGAGCACGACGATGCAACGCCCTCGATCGTCCCGAGTCGACACGACGAGCGTCCATCCGTTGCCGCGAGTCGCGGGGTCCATGACGGCCACATACGACCAGCCATGCGCCGGCGCGAGGACGCCGCCGGGCCTCGTGCACGCGTCGAGCACGGCGGGGGACAGAATTCCCTCGTCGCCGCCCTCGCTCGGGATGGCGGCCCACTCCCGACGCCATACGTCCTCGTTCGGCTCCTCGAGATGGGTCTGGGCCTCCGAGATGGTCGGATTTGCGACCCACGTCGGCGCGAACGCCACGCACTGATACGGAGTCTCGCCCTCGTCGTACGCCTTCGCGTGCGCGTCGAGCGTGCCGAGCGGCGATGAGATGAGCCATAGGTGGCTGTTGGGTCGGCCGCGCATCGTCGGCCGCAGCGACGCGAGCACCTCGGTCGCGGGGTTCGCGCCCGTGTCGGCATCGCGCCACTTCGCAACCTCGTCGCAGAGGGCGAAGAGCGTGGTGAACCCGCTCGCCCCCGCGATGGTCGCGGCGTAGACGCGGAACTCGACCTTGCGGCGCGCAAGGACGAGCGTTTGCCCGACGGCCTCATACGGCTCCTCGAGCGCGTCGAGGATGGCTCGCAGTACGCGCAGCCGGTCCGCCGCTTCGGAGCGGTTGACCGAGAAGATCGGGATGACCCCCAGGTCACCCGGGTTGAGCGGGTGATCGCCGTAGAGCGCCTCGGCGACCGCCACGCGGCACGCCGTCGTGCTCTTGCCGGCGCCGCGGCCGCAGCGCGCCACCAGCGCGCGCCGACCGCTCGCGTAGAAGCGCTCGACGGTCTCCCACCACCACGGGGAGATCGCCGGGAAGCCCGCGGCGACGAGGCGCCGCTCCATCGAGCGCAGCCCAGCAACGACGGGATGATCGCCGCTGGGCCCGTCGTCAGGCTGCGGGAGACTGGTCTCCAGCGCTTCGAGCGCCGCTCTCGCCCTCGGCATCGCCTTGGCCTGCCGTCGACGCGCCATGCTCGGCCTCCGGGAACAGCTCTCGTGCAAGGCTCGCCATTTCTCGCGCTTGCTGCGCACTCGGGCTCATGTCGGCCTTCTCTTCCGGGATGTCCTCGAGCAGCCGGCTCACACGCGCCGGGCCCCACGTATGGGTCCCCGTATGCGAGAGCTCGCAGTCGATCGCGCAATAGACCTTGCCGCCCATCGCTTGCCACCTGCGCGTGAAGCAATAGTCCTCCGAGAGGTACCGCCCGGGCTTCGCCGGCTGCGCCTCGCGATAGGCCTTCACGGCATCCGCGATTTCGAGCTCGCTTCGGTCCTCGCGAATGACCCGCAGGAGCTGCCACTTCGCACGCTCGCGCGGGCTCTCGGGGTCGATGGCCGCGTCGAAAAAGTTGTGGTGGATTCGGCCCGTCTCAGGCCCGTAATCCGCCGTGTATTCGATGTCCGGGCCGTAGTGCCGGATCATGCGTTCGAACACGCGGCGCTTGATGAGCAGAAAGCCCGTCGCGGCGTCCTGCACCTCGATGTATCGAGCGCCGTTCTTTTCGTGGACCTCGACGTCCGCGGCCGCGACGTCCGCGCCCTTCGCGTTTGCGGCGAACAGTGAGCCCGACTCGGAGAGAAGGTGAGGCGGGACGCCTGAGCGGGCCGCCGCATGAATGGTCTCCCAGCCATAACCCTTCATCGGGTAGGCCCCGCACACGACGTCCTCGTCGACGAGCGTCAGGTACTGGAAGTCCTTGGGCGTGAACCCGACATCCGCATCGATAAAAAGCAGGTCCGTGCAATCGCTCTCGAGAAACGCCGCGACGAGTCGATTGCGCGCTCGAGTGACGAGGCTTTCGTTGCGCAGAAACCGGCGCTGCGCGCGGACGCCGCTCACGAGAAGCGAACCCTCGAGCGCCCGCAGGCCTTCGATCATGCTGTCGTAGAGCAGCCCGCCGTAGCACGGGATCGCGATGAACAGCTTGTGACCCGCGTTGTTCGCCGCCTGTCCACTTTGCGGCGAAGCGACTGCCAGGGGGCGAGCCATGCGCTTGACGACCGTTCGCATCACGACACCTCCGTTTCAAGTCCGCGCTTTTGCGCCTTGCTGGCCCCCGGGTTGTAGAGCACGCCGTTGTAGCCTCGTGTCCCCGGGGCGAAGGCAAAAACTCGACCCGTGGCCACCTGCTCGGTCGCCGACGCCTGGTAGCCGCCCTCCTCGCGCTCGAGACCCGCCCAGAGTCGCGGAATCTCGACCTTGACCCGCTGCTCCTGGTCCGTCTTGTAGCAGGCGCCGAGCGCGCGACTCGCGAGTAAGGACAGCCGCGAGGCGAACCCCGTGGCCCTCTCAAGCTCGACGCGCCGCTCTTCGCCGTGCGAGCACTTCACCTCGAGTACCAGCAGGTAGTAGCCCTTGGCGAGGCGCGACGGCTCACGCCCGGACACGCCGTAATGTTCGACGGGATAGGGCCGGCCGAGCGCCCGCGAGCATCGCCAGCATTTTGGCCAGTGCTCGTATTCGGTGGCGGCCCCGTAGGTCGCCGGACGTGATAGGTCGATGCCCATCACGTCACCTTGTCGACGGCGCCGTCATGCATCTCGAGCCTCACAACTCGCTCGCGAGGCGCCATGAAATGAGCGACCGTCTTTCCCTCGCGGCGAGCCCGCACGAGCACGAAGGACCCGCCGTACACGAGCGCGATCTCGATGCCCGGCTTGCCTGGAATGGGCTTGTCGCTCGTGGCCTTCGTCTCGGCCTGCTCCATCCAGCTCGCCTTTCCCTCGGCGAAGTTCCCCTCGACGCCGCGCAGCGCGTAGTCCTGCGCGAATTCCACTCGCTTGATCGATGTGCTCATGACGCCTCATCCTCCGGTTGCGCGACGGCCGACGAGGCCGTCCCTTTCGTGCTGGGCTCGTCGGCGAGCCAGACCTGATTGCCGAGCGCGCGCTTGAGGGCGCGATACTCGTCGAGTGGAAGCGTCGTCGGCCCGCTCGTCGCGTCCTGCTTCCAGGCGGAAGCCGTTCTCGCCGACTTCTCCGCGGCAACGACGTACCGCGATGCCGCGGCCGCGATCCTGCGCAGGTCCGCGTGCTGCGCGCGCTGCACGTCCGTTCGCTCGACGAGCTGCTGATACTGCGCCTCGAGCTTGTTGAGCGGACCGAGCTGCCGTACGCGCGCGTCGGCAAACGCGACGTCCTCGTGAGCTCGCGCCTGCATACGCGCGGCCTGCGCCCATGCAGTCGCGGCGAGCTTCTCCTGTCGACGGAGTCGACGATGAAGCCATTCGTTGGCGATGAATTGCGTGGCGATTCCGGCCGCTGCTGCGAGCACGATTGAGATCATGTCCCTACCTCCATGAGCGCGTACGGGTCGTAAACCCATCCCTTGGGCAGCCGGCGCATCGCGATGGGTGGCCGGTAGTGCGTGTATCGGACAGCTGGGGCCGTCGCGAGGTCATCGAGGAGCTGGCGCGCGACGCCGCGCCCCCGGGCCGAGTGCCTCACGTAGACGTAGTGCAGTACGGGCTCGGCGTGGTCGCGGCACACGAAGCCGTCCAGCATCCCTTCGTTGTCCGCGACGCTCACGTTGCACGAGGCCATGAGCCGGTCGACGAGGGCCGCGTGCCCGCCCCAGTAGGCCGGTCCAGCTTTCGATCGCAGCGTTCCGCCGTGCCGCTCGACAAGCAGGTGGTGCGCGCCGCAGGCATCGCATCGTCGCGTGTGGCGCTCGTCGTGCGAAGTGACCAGGAGGGCCCACGGCGAGCCGGAGAACGAGCGGAGCCAGCTCGCCTTTACGAAGGCGACGTCCTCGGGCTTGGCGAGGCGGATCACTGACCGCCTCGCATCCACCGCATGATGCCGCGGTCGCGCCCCATCACATGGTCTGCGACGAGCTCGAGGCCCTCGTGCGCGAGGAGCCCACCGATGCGCCAGCGGTCGCGCCAGTCGTGCCACTCGTAGACGGCGCCGCGGACACCCGCGAGGTGCGGGTAGTCGCGCAAGATGGGCCACTCCATGCCCTCGGTATCGAGCTTTAGCACTTCGGCTCTCGGCAGGCAGGCTGCGCAGAGCGTTCCCACCGTGACGGTCTTTGACGTTTGCTGGTAGCCCCTCAGCAGTGAGCACTCGCCGCAATTGTTGGCGCCCTCGTACAGGGGCATGCTGGCGCCGCAATCATGTTCGGCGACCACGGCCCGCTCCACGAGCTCCGCGAACCTCAGTTCCGGGATATGGGACATCCGCACGCGCCATGCCTGCGCGTTCGCTGGGTGCGGCTCGTACGCTATGACGCTGCACCCTGGCCAGCGACGCACCGCCCACTCGCTGAACAACCCGACGTTCGCTCCGATGTCCAGCACCACGGCGCCCGGGGGCAACTGCAGCGCCGGCAGGTCGTACTCCGCCTCGACGTCGACGTGCACGGGCCTCACGTGAGCAGCCCCCCATTGTCCAGCTCCGCGGCCCGCAGGCATAGCTGCGCCGCGAGATCGCGAGCTTGATCAGGCGTCAGCTCGAGGAGGTACTCGCCGAAGGTCAGTACGACATGGCCCGCGTCCGCGTCTGTCTGGATTCGCAGCGCGAGCTCGTCTTCACTCGATTCCGTCTTCTCCGCCATCGATCCGCTCCTCTCGCCCGCCCCTCGCAGGCAGCTCTCTCGTCGCCGTCCCTCGTGCCGCCGCGAGCTCCGCCCTGAGCCGCGGTATCGTCCGCTCCATCCACTCGAGCAGACGAGCCTTGCTGCCGAGCAAGGCAACAAGCTGCTCCTCCGGGTCCTGCTCCTCGCCGAGCCATCGCGTCATGGCGAGCAGGTGACCCGCAGCAGCCACCTGCGCGCTCATCTGCCGCGCCTTCGCGGGCGCCGTGAGGCACTTGCCGAGGAACTCGATGGCCTTCGGCGTCGCTGTTCGCATCGCGATTGCGATGGCGTCCCGGTCGACCCGCCCCCCATGGGCCCCCGTTGATTCGAGGGCGGCGTCGACGTTTTGCCGCGGCGTCATGGCTGACATGATCCTGACATTATTTGTCAGGGCCGTCCACTGCTGGCGCGTCGGGCGTCAATGAGCGCGCGCTCTTCAGGGTCGAGCATGTATTCCTGAAAGTCCGCGCCGGTCTCGCGTTGGACAGGCTTGCTTCGATCAAGGCCAAAGAATCGCCGGCCATCCTGCTCGTTGGACGGGATCGGCGCCGTTCGATAGGCCACCAGTTCGTTCCGCTTTGCGAGCTCGGTTGCAAACCGTCGTGCGCCGTACATCGACAGCTTCGTCAAGGCGTCGGCGGCGGCATCGGCGGCCTGTACGGCCATCTCAAGCTCGTAGATAGCCTCTTTCCAAACGTGATCCTCGCATGCGTATTCGTACGTTTCCTCTCGCACGATGCGGAGCGCCTCAGTCGGTGTCACTGGTCCGCCTCCGGCTTCATTCCCCACGCCTCCAGCTGCTGGATGGCCCCATCGAGCCCGCGCTCTCGGATAAGACGCAGCACCGTTTGGTGTCCGGTGCCATGCTCCTTCGTGCGGTACAGCCTTTCGAGCTGCCGCGCCTGCACCGTTTGGTGTCCGGTGCCATGCTCCTTCGTGCGGTACAGCCTTTCGAGCTGCCGCGCCTCCCGTGAATCGCCGCCCTTGCTCATCGAAACACCGCCGCGTCGATACACGGGTCCCAGAGCTGGTCCCCGTTGCCACTACAGTTCCACGGGTCGGCCGTGGACGACGACGGCGCCGGCGCGGGCGTTGGCCCGGGCTCGACGGCGCCGGAGCAACCGCAGAAAGCCAGCGCGACGAGCACGCTGGCCACGGCAAACACCGGCGCCTCTTTGGCGATACTATGAATCACCGGGCACTCCGGACTCACGGCGCCACCGCCTTCGGCGGCTTCGTCGGAAGCATCGGGTGCCGCCCAGGCTTCGCCCCCGCCCACGCTGGGCTGAACTCGCGCGCCTGCCGGTCGAGCATCACGCTCACGTAGGCTTGCGTGTTGGGGTTATCGCTTCGTCGGATTCTCGTCTTCGGTTTCGCTTCGCCTGCCATGGTCCGCTCCTCTCCGTCGATGGCGACCGAGCCGGTCGCTGATGATGCGAGCCCGAAGGGGCCTCGCTCCGCCTCTGCGAGGTGCTCGAGCGACTCGAACACCAGATAACCTGTCATCGCTCGCGCCCTCCCAACTGCTGTTGCCTCGCCCTCAGGTTCGCCCGCATCCCGCGCTCGAACTGGGCGCACCCCGCGCAGAGGCCACCGACGTACCGGACGCCCAGAGACGTCCAGGCCCGGGCGTCGTGCACGTGCGGCACGGGGTAGCCGGCGCGCTCGGCCTCGTCGGCGAGCCGCACGCATCGTGCGCAGAGATGCACGCGGGCGTGGGTGGCGCCGTCCATAACGGGCACACCGATGCGCTCGGGGAGACGGTCGGTCACTGCGCAGCTCCTCTCTTCGCGATTGCGGCCATCAGGTCAGGCGGTGGCGGCACGGCGCGCCTCTCCCAGCTCCGGGCGTCCTCGTCGCGCTTGCGTCGCTCCTCGCGCGCCGTGGGGCCGTCGTATGGGTTGCGGTCCTCGGCGACGGGCGGGCCCTCGCGGGGGCCGCTGGGTGGCCTGGGCCGACCCCGGTCGCGCTCGCGGTCCTGCCGCTGCATCCGGAGCAGCGACGGCATCGCGGCGCGCCAGGAGGCCTCCCAGTCGCACGAGAGCTTGCCCTGCGCGACCTGGTAGGCCACCCAGGCACGCCACCGGTCGTCGAGGTCCTGCAGGCCCTGCTGCTCGGCGTAGGCCCGCCCCTCGGCGGAGAGGGGGAGCTCCGGGTCAATGAGACGGGGAGTGGGGGCTCACGGCGGCCGGGGGGGCGTCACGTCACGCGTCACGGATGTCACGTCACGATCGCTGTCACGCTCCGTGACGTGACGCGTGACGGTCTGCGTGACAGGGGCCGTGACGGCCGTGACATCCGGCGTGACGGCGTCACGGGTCGCGCGCGTCTCTCTCTTCTCTGAGGGATCAGAATTTACCGAGAGAGAGAGAGATTCTCTGGGGGGTCCGGGGGGGTTGTCACGTGACATGTCACGTGTCACGTCACGCGTGACATCCGACGTGACGGGCTCCGTGACACGCGTGACATTCGTGACGTCTGGCGTGACATGGCGTGACGCGGCGAGCTTCCGTCGACGCTCGCGCTGGCGCTCAGCGGCGGTCATGGGACGGCGCTCAGGCTCCGTCCCCGCCTCCCTCCTCGGCTCGACCCTCAGACGTGTCGACGACTCGGACGCGCCCTCGAGGGCGACCGCGATGATTTCGCGCACGTCCGGGTCGTCAACGAGCTTGCCGATGGCCACAAGGGCGACGCGGAGGGCATGGGCTTTGGCGTGATTCACGCGCCCTCCACCGGCCCGCGCGCCCGCAGTTCGCGGATCGTCTCGAGCAAAAACTCGCCTCGACGGCGCCACCACATGACCGCTCGTCGCAGCGTCCGCTCGTCGCAGCGACAACCGCCGTTGGTGCGCATGCCCTTTGGGTGCGCGACGATGCACGAGGAGTCGCCGCACCCGAGCTCAGGGTAATCACCTGGGTCCTGGCGAATGGCGTCGAGCTGACGGCGCAGCGACGCGACCTCGCGCTCGAGCTGCTCTTCGCGTGGGGAAGGTCGGGCGCGCGATCTCACGCGACCACCGCCCGCATCCGGCTCGCCTCGGCCCGGCAGGCCTGGCAGATCTTCCAGTCCGCCGGGATGAGTGGGTCTACGCTGCCCTTCGCGCCGCAGAGGGCCTCGCCGCTGCGGGAAGCGCTCTCGAATAGGTGCGTCGCGGGCCAAAGCATGCCGCGGTAGACGCGGGGGCCTGTCCACCTGCCGAGCTGATTGCGGTCCTCCTGCTCGCGCAGGTCGACGCCAGGCATCGGGACCGTGCGCTTCGCAGCGCTGGATAGGCGCCTCACGGTTGCACCTCCCGCGCAGCCCGGAGATCGGGATGGTCACCGTAGATTGCAGCTTGCGCGCGCCGAATTACATCGAGCGCGTACGAAACCGGCACACCGGCTGCACCGCTGGTAGCCGATTCATGCTGTTTTTGGCTGTCGGACCGACCCACGTCATCCGGTTTCGTAAACCGTAGGTCGTGGGTTCGATTCCCACGGGTGGCTCGCGCTTTTTGCGGCTTTTCCTCGTCCACCTGGACCCCGCCTTGGCCATTGGCGCCCGTAGCGCCGTACAGATTCGACACACCCTCGAGACGAGCCTCGATGGCCGTCCCGATCGCCGTCGCGTCGACGTTCGCGTAGGTGGTCTGAGCTAGCTTGTCCGTCGTGTGGCGTAGGAGCTTGCTCACGAGCTCCGCAGCCGACCGGTCCCCTGCGCTCTTGGCGAGCGCCTCGCGGTGCATGCGAGCAAACCCGCGCCGAAGGTCGTTTGGCGTGAAGCGCTCGACGCCGGCGCGCTTGCAGGCGGCGTCCAGGTCGCGCGTGAGGTTGCCCCACGGCTCGAAAAGCAAAACGACGCCTTGCGCGTCAATGACGACGCGCTCGAGCATCGACTCTGTCAGTCGCGTGATGGGGACCAAGGCGGCCGCGCCCGCCGTCTTAGTTCCCCGGATGCGAACGACCTTCGCCGCAAAGTCGATGTCTGCGCGGCATGCGCGGGCCGACTCACTCCGACGAGCTCCCGTCGCCAGCATAAACAGAATGTGCGCAGCTCGATACGGCTCGAGCTGCCTCGCGACAGCCTCGACCTCGTCGACCGACGGCGACCGCGTGCGTGGCTTGTGCGATCCGCTGAAGAACGGGGGGAAGAGCTCGGAGGGGTCGCGCGGGAACACGCCGAGATACCGCGCGAGCTTCAGCATCATCCCCTGGTGCTGAAGCTCTTTCGCGATGGTGAAGCGCCCCGTACCCTCGCGCGTGCGCTGGTCGATGTACGACAGCACCATGTCCGGACCGCGCTTCGCGAGGTCCGACATCGCGAGGTCGGCGCCCCAGATGCGCACGGCGTGACCGAGCTTCTGACGCGCAATCTTGATCGTCGAGGCCGATCGGCCCCTGCGTTCCATGTCGAGCACAAGCGCCATCACGCTGCCCTCGAGCGTGGCCGCCGACGCGGCTGCGTGGGACGGATCGGCATATCGGCGCTCGAGGTCGTCGGCGAATCGGCTGGCCGCGAGCTCGTCACGGCATCGCGTCGTCTTGCGGACGGTCCTCCCGTCGGGCCCCGGGACGCGGCACCAGAGTCGCCCTCCGCGCCAGTAGAGTCGCTTGTCCTTCGGCTTCGCGTTTCGCATGGGTCTTGGGTCCTTCGCTGCTGCCACGCCTGGAGAGCTTGTTGCGTCACGCGCAGGTGACGCCCGATGCGCTGGTGCACCATCTGACGCATGTAGAGGCGCGCCGACTTGACCGGCACGCTGAGCGCCG